TGTTCACATCGGACAGGCGGGGATCGAGCATAAACTGAAGGGCAAACCCGCTACGGCCATAACTGGCCTCACGCAGGGTCAGGTCTTCATCGGTGAAGCGGGTAGGCTCGGTGGTGGTTCCGCTTGTAATGTTGGACGAAGACACATAGGGGGCTAGGCGTATCCCATAGCGTTCCCTTTGCTCATCGTTGGGCATACGGACAGGCCAAATCCGTGCCATATACCCACGGCTTTCCAGCTTTTCGTACAGGCTGTTTTCGGTTTGAGGAGTACCCAAGAACACAACTCTTCCGCCGGGTTTGATAACGGCATCAAACTCCTTTACGCTTTCGGCAAGTTTGATCCGCATTAATTCGGTCTGGCTGTTGGCACTTGTTTCAATATCGTCCGCAATAATAATATCGGCTCGGCTCCCGGTGATCTGCCCGGTGATTCCAACGCTTTTAACGCTAGGAGCGTGGCTTGCCGGGGCAGGGCCAACGTCAAAGCTTTCCTTGCTGTTACGCTGTTCTTCCCTTGGGACTAGGTGTTGAAGGATGGGGATTTCATTAATCAGGCGTAGCGTAAAGGTGGTAAAGTCGCTTGCCCGGTTTTTACTGGCCGATACCACCAGAATGTTTTTAGTGGGGTTAATCAATAGCTGATGGCACACAAAGGCTGACGCAATCCAGCTTTTACCCACCCCTCGAAACGCCTCCACAATCTGCCGATCCGGGCCTGTTTCCATTCTTTGGGCAATGTCATATTGCAACGGCGTTGGATCAGGAAGGTTTAGGTGCTTCCAGACAATATAGAGGAAGTTCCGAAAATCCTTAAGCCTTGGGTCTAGTTGACTCATTGTTTTGTTTCCACAAACGGAGTGGAAGAATTAAAGGTGTTTGTCTAAAAGTCCTAGCACTCCAAGCCAGTTTTCCTTGGTTTTAAAATATATTTCCATTGTGGTTTCGCCCCCGCTTCCACCGCTACTTTCAATCAAATAAATATCAATTCCGTATAAACTTGTGTCGTCTTTGTAGGCGTAATACCCCTTAAAATCAATTTGATTAAAGGTGAACATTACATAACCATCTACATAAACTTTAATACGCCCATTATAAATCTTAAGGTCGTAAGAATGTTTCACGGAAAGCCGACAGAATTTTTAGTTGTTGTTTCGGCTTCTGTTTTTGGCTTTGGACATAATACGGAGATTTGAGTAGGAATTGTTGTGGGGATTGCCGTCTTTGTGGTCAACATCCTTGTGTCGAAGCCGTGATTTACCAAACTTTTTAATCATCAGCCTTCGGGCACGATTACGCCTAGCCCTTCTGCGAATCTGCTCAGGGGTTCCTTGGTATTCCCGGTATTCTTTGGCGTAATCTCTCATTTAATTAAACCTCGTTAAACGGAAGCGGAGCGGGTTCCTTTACCTGAATTCCTTTAATTTCCAACGGCTTTCCTTGATCCTGAAACGGCAGGGCAAGGGCTAGATTAAACAGGGGGGTGTCTTTTCCGGGGATGGCATCAATGCCGTTATCCTTAAGAAACTGCCTAGCGACATTTAAATCTGCCGGGGTAGCTTCCCCATCCCGAATCTTATCCAGCAAGGCATCTGCAACCAATTCGTGCAGTTCTTCCAGCTTGGTTTTGACTGCGTTAGCGTCCATTTTAGCTACCGAAAACACGCTGTTTAATAATATCCCAAAGGTAGGTAACGCCAAAAGCAATGGCTGTTACAATTCCAAGACCTTTCATATAATTGCCTTCAATATGACGCAACCGGGCATCGTGCTTCTCAAAGGTGCTTTTAAAATCCTGTTGGTTCCTTAAAACCTCAGTAATCATACCTTCAAGCTTGCCTAGGCTTCTGTGTAGTTCGTCACTCATAGGGTATCCCCTTTAAGTTGCCCTAAAATGTCTTGGGCTTCAAGCACTTTCCCTTGCTGTCTAGCCAGCTTTAATTTTCCACGAAGATTGCTGTCCCGATCTAATTCAGGGAATTCACGATAAACCTGTTCCTTGGCCGTGGCACGATACTTACTAATAACCCGGCGAAGTTCGGCAATCCGTGGGCTGTCCAGACCTTCCACGGCATCGGCTGGAAGGGCTTGGTAGGAACGAGTACCAATAAGTTTGGCTAAAGCGTCACGAAGCGTTTTACGCCCAATGGTTACTTGTCCTGTAAGCTCTAGGTATCGGTCATAGGCACTTTGCCCGGAAGCGTTCTTGTAACTGTAAAGGTCAATGCCTCCCTTTTCAATAACCGGGGGCAAACTAAACGAGTACTTAAGGTTAGCCAGTTCGTCCATAACCTTGTCTTTCTTTTCGGTGCTGACGAACAATGGGCTTACATAATCAGGCCCAACGGCTTCAGGACGTTTAATTTCTTCGCCAAGAATGTTACGTTTCGGGTCAAGGCGTTGAGACAAGCCGGGAACACGCTTTAGAACATTGTCCATCAGCGTCCGGGCTTCACGCATAACCGGGTCGCCCATAGGAATGGTCTGACCAAGGACGCTAGGAACAACCAAAGAACCTAGGCGTGTACCCAAGAATTGGGACATCTTTCGATCAGGCTGATTAAGAGCGTCCATCACTTGCTCAATGCCTGTAAGGTAGGATTTAGAAGTGATGTTCTTGCTCAAGGCCACGCCAATGGCAGAACCAACAAAGTTAATCCAATCACGGCTCCCGGCAGGGTCTTCCGTGGCTTTGTCCGCAAAGTCAGCGACAATGCCAAAGAAAGTGGCAAGAGGATCAAACCGCTGATATGAAATATACTGGTAGCTGTCCGTACCGGGAATCTTTACCCGGAAGCTGTAAGGTTGCCATCCTGTGGCTTGTTTAAGTGCTCTTTCTTTTTCGTCCTTTGCACCTTGGCCTGTAATCATCCCGGCAGAATGAAGACCAACTGCCGTGGTAAGAACTGAAATACCCATAGCAATTTTGCCTTCAGCTTGGGCACGAAGAAACGGATCAGCACTATAAAGCTCTTTGGTAATCTGAAGGTAGGCTTTGCTAAGCTCAGGCGAAGTTTCGTCTAGGCTTTTAATGGCTCCTTCGGCAAACCCGGCCAACCCAAACGCTCTTTGACCGAAGAACTTGATAATGTTTGTCGGCGTAGTGACAAACGGAAGGATCAGCCTCATACTTGGATGATCTTTTACAAACTTCTCAACGGAGCGTTGAATGGTTCCTTCGGCTCCACGCTTTGTAAAGGTTACTTCTTCAGCCCATCCGTAAGCGTATTTGGCAAGGTTGGATTTTGTTTCGTCATAGTTTTTGGCTACATACGATTCAATATAATCCTCCAAGTCCAAGCCTGATTTGCCAAGCCTTGCACCTTCCAAAGCTCCTTTACGGCGAATTGCCGGGAGAGCGTAAAGACCACCGCCTTCAAGTACTAGGCTGTTAATTGTATCGTCAGCATACTTGGCGACAAAAGAATCAATGGCTTCTGCTTCTAACTCGCCTTTTGAAATTAAATCCCAAGCCTGATCGTAGCCTTCGCTAATAGCACGAGCCTTAGCCGAGGAGCGGAAGTTTAGCTGTTTGGTAAACTCATCCATCCACAAAAGGGCTTTGGTAGGAAGACGAATTAAATCCCCTGCTTTGGTTGTGGCATCCGTAACAAGGAACTTTGCCAAGCCTTTGACCAGCGGAGAAGTGTTGGGGTGCTTCTGCTCAATCTCGTTAAGCTTTGCTTCAAAATTTTCTTTGGTAATAATCTGCTCAAACTGCTCAACGGCTGTTTTGTTTTGAACCAGACCGCTCTCGCCTGTTTTAAAAGCCTTATTAGCCATCACAAGGGCTTCTCTTGCGGTATCAAACATCATCCCATACTGGCTCCAGAAAGAGTTGCGAATCTGACGAAACACAGGATTGCCTGTTTTAATGTAAGCCACCTGAGCACCCACCGCCGATTCAAAAGGCTTCCAAAGGGTGGAAATGGTATTACCGATCATATTAACGCCAAAAGTTCTTGGGCCACTAAGCAGGGCGTTGATCCACCATTCATTATGGAGTTTGATCCAGAATTTGTCCGGGGCCATAGTCACAAGCCCACGTTCCCCATACTTTTCAAACAAAGTGGCGAACCTTTCGATGCCTTGGTTAAACAGACGGATGCCTTCTTTAGCATCTCCTTGGCCTAGCTCTTCGGCAATGGCGGTTCCATATTGCTTCATTTGAGCCGGGTTCTTTGCCCACTTTTCTGCCCTTGCAACAAGCTCTTCAGCAAGCTTAGCTTCTTTTTTAGTTTGTTTTCTAAATGCAAGCCCCCGCCCTAGGTTTGTGCCTAGCTCTTTGTTCCCAAACAAAACTTTCGTGACATTTGGAACAAGCTCGTTTAGGCGAATAAAGGAAGACACATAATCTTGTTTGGCTAAATCGTCCAAAGGATTATCTTCCATTTTCTTTAAAGCGGAAAGGTACTGATCGCTCATTGCCCCCAACTGGCTCATAACATCCATTTGAGCCACCCGCATTTTAAGTACCAACAAAGGAAGTTCCCTTGTGTCTTTCACCCTTGAAAGGGTATCATTAATCCATTTTTCCCCTCCTCCTCTTTTCAAATCATCAATTGCCTGAGCCAAAACTTCGTTTTGTTTGGGATTATCAGACCTATAGTTTAGAAGCTCTTCCTTCTTAATTTTAAGGAATGCAGTAATAGATTTGTGAGCACCAGCGGGGCCGGAATGCTCAAAAATATTAATAATTGGACGTTTGGCATCGCCTAAAAGCTCTTGACGAATTGCCGAAATATCAGCATCGCCTTTTTCCATAATACCAACAAGCTTTTGAGTAACAGGAAGGCTTCCAAGAAACTCGGCTTGCTTTAGTTCTTTATCGTCTACAAGTTTAGGAGCCGGGGCTTCTTTCGGCTTAATGTTGTAGACAAGGCTTTGATCTGCGTTTAATTCGTTTAGTTCTTTTCCAAGCTGTTCGGCTGTCGGCTCAACTTTAGCCTCCCCGGTAGTCTCAGGTTTGGGCTTGCCTAGAATGTCTGGTTGCTCAGCTTCAAGTTTCGGGGCTTCAGGATCAGATTTTGAAATAGCGTTTAAAGCGTCAGCTTCGTTGTTTTTAAGAATAGTTTCTGCAAGTTGCGGATTCCCGGCTTCGATGGCTTTTTTAGCTCCACGCAAAGCTTTTACACTCCCTATAATTCCGTCAACAATTCCTCCAGCAATCAAACCTTCAACAGCACCCTTCATTCGGCCTTCAAATTCCGAATCATCCTGATCGGAGGCTAGATACTCTGTAATTGGGTTTTGCAGTTCTGGAACAGATTCAATTAAATCAGACAGCCTAGATTGGTGTCCGTCAAAAACAGAGAAGTCAGCTACGGCTCCAGCAAGAGCACCTTTGACTACATTTGATTTTGCAACCAACGATCCAATTTTACCTAACTTGGCTAATTTACCAGCTTTTGAAATACCATTAAGCCATCCAAAACCCGGAGTAAAGCCAACAAGGAATTGTGTGGCATTTTCTA